AGAATATTTTCGAGGTTAAAGGGAATGTGCGAGAGGGTAGTGCTAACAGGCAAAGACCGCAGAGTAGAACATAGGCAGTTAGCGCAGCAAGCGTTGGAGATGTTTGGGGGAAGGGAGGTAACAAATTGAAATTAGGATCACTTTTCGATGGGATTGCCGGTTTTCCTTATGCTGCAAGTAAATTTGGCATAGAAGCTGTTTGGGCAAGCGAAATTATAGAACCAAGAATTAGGATTACCAAGAAACACTTTCCCAACATGAAACACCTGGGGGACATAACCAAGATTAACGGTGCGGAAATAGAACCGGTGGATGTAATTACAATGGGTTCCCCTTGCCAGGATTTGAGCGTTGCCGGTAAAAGGGCAGGGTTGGAAGGAGAGCGGTCTGGGATTATTCATGGAGGGCATTAGAATTGTAAGGGAGATGAGAAACTCAACAAATGGAAAATACCCAAAATTTCTTTTGTGGGAGAACGTGCCGGGGGTATTTAGCAGTAACAAGGGAAACGATTTCAGGGCAGTTCTTGAAGAAATCGGAGAGAGCAAAATTCCAATGCCTCGATCTGGAAGATGGGCAACCGCAGGAATGGTTAGAACTAAAACCGCCGATATTGCATGGAGGGTGTTGGATGCTCAACGTTGGGGAACTCCCCAACGAAGAAAAAGAATCTTCCTTGTCGCAGATTTTAGAGGAGAACGTGCCGGAGAAATACTTTTTGAGCCGGAGGACTTGCGAGGGGATACTTCGGAGAGCAGAAAAGCGAGGGAAGAAGTTGCCTGTGCAATTGGAGATGGCGTTGAAACAACAAGCTTTATTTTAGGTGGCTACGGTGAATACATTGAAGGTGTTGGAACTTTAAGAAAAAACTGTGGTGATTGTGGTGGTGGAAGCGAAACGTTAGTGCTGAAAAATATTCATAATACTTTACGAGCAAAAGCAGGGATGCCGAAACATGAAGCAGATTGGGAATCGCTAATCATAGAGTCACGATCTCAGATTTGTTATGAATTTCAGCACAGATGTGATGTTTATAGAGAGTATAGGGATCTTACACCTACGTTATCGGCGGCGGGTGGTATGGGGGGTAATAATCTACCATGCGTGATCGCCTGTGCCACTAAGCAGATATCGCAAAACATAGGTAACAATGTGGCATTACCGTTAATGGCGAACGATTATAAGGAACCACAAGTTATTGCCGTAGCGGTTGATTGCCGAAACTTAGTAGAAACAGAAAAGAGTACACCTTTGCAATCTAAACCTAATGGTGGTTATAGTTTAAACTTTCAAAATCCGGTGAGAGTTGGGTACAGGGTTCGCCGATTAACTCCCCTAGAGACAGAAAGACTTCAGGGCTATCCTGACCAATGGACGGAGGGCGAGAGCGACACGCAGAGGTACGCAGCTATTGGTGATAGCGTAGCAATTCCTTGCGTAGAGTGGATTATGAAACGAATAGCGGAGGTAGAAGGTTGAAGCATGAGTTGTTATTGGGTGATGTAATTGAGGTATTGAGAACATTACCGAATGAAAGTGTTAATTGTTGTGTAACATCGCCCCCGTATTGGGTCCTCCGGGATTATGGGGTGGAAGGTCAGTTGGGTTTAGAGCAGACTCCAGAGGAATACGTTACAAAAATAGTTGAAGCGTTTCGTGAAGTTAAAAGAGTGTTGCGAGAGGATGGAGTTGCTTGGATAAATCTGGGGGATTCTTATTCAAGCGGAGGGGTACTCTCTAATTTTACGGATTGCTTCAATCGCGTTATGGAAGGCGGCCCTGTGGTTATCGGGCATACTGCGACGATTGGAATAACCGCCGAGGGTGTCGATGTATCGCTGGATAACAAGGGGTTTCCATACGGCGAACTCCTGAGCCTTTTTGGAATAGAGAGGGTAATTGTTAAACAAAGGGACAATGACTTCTGCCAAGTCCTCTATACGCTCACAGGCCCATGCTATTGTTGGATTGGTGTCCCCGCGCTTTCCGTTTCTCGAAACATGGCCGACTTGGAGATTATCTTTTATTCTGGTTATGACATCAGCATCATCATCACGGAGCATAATTCTAACAGCGAGCCTAAACTCCGAATACCGGCTGTTGGAAGTGCAGGGGCGGGTGTAGACAACAAACGTTCCTTCGCCATCAAAGAACCCTGCAAACCAATTACCGAAGTTATCAGCGACGGAGAGACGATTGGGGATATTGCTAGTCTCGATGCGACGCCTAAACGCCTCCCAAATATCTATTTTATAGACGAGGCGGTTTCTTTCGGAAATGGACTTAACCCTCGCTCCGGTGATATTAGCAATTTCCGTATAACTAAAGCCACTCTTGAGCAATTCAATTTCTCTGTCCCTGATAGCGGGTTTAATGTTGCTGTCCACGGTGTATCCCATTTTTATACCTCCAATATGTATGGTAGTTTTATTCACTATAACCAATTATACCACAAAGCCGAAACAGTTGTCAAATGAAATGCAGTCAAAGCAAGAGTTGGGAGTGCCAGAAATGGTGAAGCGGGCATTAATGCGAGATGGTTGGATATGCAGGTCAACAATTATTTGGCATAAACCAAATCCGATGCCTGAGAGCGTGACAGACAGGCCAACGAAAGCACATGAGTATATTTTCTTATTAGCCAAAAATCAGAAATACTATTACAACCACGAAGCAATCAAGGAACCATGCGTTAATGGCGATCCTACTTCCCCAAGAGGAAGCAAGGGTGTAAATGGAACATTAAATGCAGGGCTAAGAAAGCAGGATGCACTTGGCAAGGCAACTTATACTGGCTTTAATGGCAGATACGAACCGCTAGAAAAACGCAATAAACGCTCAGTGTGGACAATAAGCACTCAACCATACAAAGCAGCTCATTTCGCAACATTCCCTCCAGCACTTGTTGAACCCTGCATTCTGGCAGGTTGCCCGGAGGGGGGTACGGTGCTAGATCCATTTGGCGGAAGCGGAACGGTTTCAATGGTCTGTGAACAGTTGGGTAGAAACAGCGTTTATATCGATCTCAATCACGAATATTTAGAAATGGCTAAAAACCGAATAAGGGAGGTAACGAATGGCAGCTAAACACATCGGTTACTCCCAAAGGTGGGGGTGCAAAGAGGGGAACACCGTAGTAGTTACGGAGGTTTCGGAGAAGAACGAATGTGGCAACGTAGATGAACCGGGTACAAAGGTTAAAAGGTTCACCGCCAAGGCATTAGGGTTATACGACAACTTTATACTACTCAACAAAGGTAAATATAGGGTAACGGTAAGCTATGCGGATGTGTGTATGGGCAGAGCAAAGGTAGCGAGGGAGAGGGTGCGGTAGATGCGCTTAGTGGGTATTGATGCCAGCTTAACTAGTACGGGAGTTTGCGCTTGTTACGCAGAAAACGAATACGAAACTATTGCACTTAAAACCAAACTAAAAAGCACCGAACGCTTAATATTCCTTCGCAATGAATTGGAGGTTATTTGCTCTTATGCCGATTATGTTTTCATTGAAGGTTATTCTTTTGGCAGCAAGGGTAATGCACTTTACCAAATAGGTGAATTGGGCGGTGTAATAAGGGTTAGGCTTCACGAGATGGGGATTAATCTTTTAGTAGTTTCTCCAACACAATTAAAGCAGTTCATCACCGAGAGAGGTAACGCACCAAAGGAACTAATGGCGGCGTGGGTGCAAAAAAGGTATGGAAGAATATTTAGCACCAATGATGAAACTGATGCGTTTTGCTTAGTGAAGTTAGGACAAGCATACTTGGGTCTGGACACGGAACTAACAGCGGTGCAACAGAAGGTAGTGGAGGGATTGAAGAAGGAGGAGAACGAGTGACCAAGGGATTTGTTAACAAAAAAGAATTTCTGGAAGCATATTACAGGTTAGGTACAGTTAAAGATGTGCGGAAATATTTCGCTCTAACCGAACAAGCTTATGCAAATTTAGTAAATGCGTACCGCATAAACCGCAGTTACTTTGCTTGGCTTCGGCGCATACACAAACTTTACATTAAGGGTTACTCTGAAGTGGAAATATTTTTAGCACTCTACGATTACCAGGATTGCGATCAAATTACCACCGGGCAGGTAAGGGAAATTATACGAAAAATAAAGGAAGCGAGGGAGGAGGAACTAAATGCAAGTTAACGTTAAACTTCTAAACCCGGAAACAATTAAAGGTGCAGTTGAGAAAATAGGCAGAAAAGCAGCAATTAGCAGGGGGATTAAACCATGGGAGTGCGAACCCGAACAAGCGCATAAAATAGGGCTGGCGGTTATTTCTAACCGCCATTGGGAACCCATACGAAGTATTGTTACTGAGTTTTACGTTGAGGCAAGCCTAGCATGTTGGGTGCAATTATTAAGGCATGGCATCGGAACCAACAAAGTAGGTGAATCCTCTAGGTACAATAATATAGCAAGAAACGGATGTGTTCTACCTGAAAAATTTACCAGTAACGAGGTGTTGCTAAGAAGGTACATGGCTATAACCACCGCTATACTTGCGGAATATGAAACTTTGGTTGAGGTGTTTGGGGTTAGTTATGAAGATGCTGGTTACATACTGCCGAGAGCAACCATTTATTCGTACAATTTTGATGTGAGTATTCAGGCGTTAGCCAATTTAGCGAACCTAAGAGTATGTGCGAAAGCACAGCAAGAGATTAGGGGGGTAGTAACGGAAATGTGTCGGCAGGTTGCGGAGGTGGAACCGGAGTTTGAAAGGCTCTTTGTTGCCAGAGGTAAATTGCATGGTGTGTGTTACGAAGAGAAGCCTTGTGGGAGGTGTTTTGAGGGGGAGGGTAAATGAAATTTGATCTATTCCTAAATATGCAGGGCATGGGGTTGTTAGTAATGCCGGGGCTTGGCATCAAGGAACTTCGCAACATTAACCGTATGTACCGGGATTACCACACACCTAGCAAACGCAGGAGAAGTACCAAACCTGCCATAATAGCGGTTAAACATCCTATGCCCATGCTTATTCCTTTGGGCAAGGTTAGTATATTGTCGTACCAAGTTAGCGAGGGTGAACAAACCCAGGAAACTAAACAAGAAAGCGGAGGTGTGCAACATTGAGTTGGATTGAAACCTATACGGGAAAGAAGTTTTACCCGCTAGATCCTAGCCAGGAGGATGTTTGCATCGAAGACATTGCCCATGCGCTCTCGAATATTTGCAGGTTTAACGGGCATACAAAGTTTTTTTACCCGGTGTCGGCGCATTGTGTGAACTTAGCGTACTTGGTAGAAGCACACAATTTTAACGAACAGTTTCAGTTATTTGCTTTACTCCACGATGCTGCGGAGGCGTATATTTGCGATTTTCCAGCACCGGTTAAGGTTTATGATGGTAAATACAAAATGATGGAGGTGGAAATATTAAGTACAATTTTTAAAAAATTCAATATACCAAATATGAATCTTTCCGAAAAGGCTATCATTAACTACTTTGACAAGGCACTTTTGCGGTTGGAAGCAGAAACCTTAAAGAACTGTACTGATGGGTGGGAAAAGAAGTTCCCAAAGATTAATAAAGAGTTAATTAAAAGTAAATTTGATTTTGATTATGAAATGAAGGAGCAAAAATGTTATTCATCTCAGCACTTTAAAAGACTTTACCTTAATTTTTTTACAGAACTTAATAATAACTTACTGAGGAGGTAAACGCATGAAAATCGAGGATTTCAAAACCCACTACACCGAACTAGAAACAAAATGCGAGGAAATTTTAGGGTTAAAAACAGGTGAATATTCCAGCGATGCGGATCGTTTGTGGAACTTCAAGGTTAGGGCTGCTATATTGGGGCTGAAACCTTCACAGGTTGCTATGTGCGACATGACCAAGCATGTCGCCAGTTTAGCGAAACATACTATGAGCGAAACCGGGGATTGGGTATGGCAAACGGTAGCTGGTGAAGGTGTTAAACAACGTATAGCCGACAATCGGAATTACTTATCTCTTATTTATTGCTTGTTGGAGGAAGAACGAAATAAACCAGTTAAGGCAATAGTGCCTGATAAGAACAAAGCATTTGCTAAGTACCCGAAAACATTCGAGGAAATATTTAACGATTATTTGGAAACGGTAAAGGGTTTGCGGTTAATGAATCTAAACCCATCTGCGGTATTGGTAGATCGGCAAACCTATAAAACTTTGCAGGACAGGTTGAAACTGAAGCAACTTACCATCGGCTACGAGCGAGAAATACCCGTGCTAATCGATCCGGTAGCAGCCGGGTACAGTTTAAGGGTAATACCGCAACCAGAAGAACTGCTGGAATACACAAGCAATCTAGGGGAGGGCGAATAGGTGTTTAAGAAACTTGGCTTAGTTGCAGTAGTGTTGGCGGTAGTTGGTGCGGTAGCGGTAGGGTGTGTGCCTCCTAGTGGGGAAGCGGCGGGTGAGCAATATACGGGGCCTCCAACAGTAGGGGATTTTCCTATAATTAATATGGTAATACTCTATTCTGGTGGTGTGCCCGTGAAGGTTTGGGAGAATGTAAGTGGGTTAATGTTTGGGGAAGCGTCATTTAGATTTATTACAAATAAGGGCAATAAGGTAATTACTGCCAACGGTTCAGAAATTGTTTACGTTGAGTTTAAATCTAATGAGCGCGACCAAATACTCAAAGAATATGGGCTATTGGGAGGTACGGAAAATGGAATTAAGTAAAGCGGAAGAGTTGAAGCTGTGGGAACAAGCAAGGGAAAGGTATGGGAGAATTGGTGATTTACTGAGTGAATTATTCAATAAGGGGATTGCTTGTCGGGGAAGCGAAACATTGAATATACCAAAATGTGGGTTTTGTGAGAAGGTGAAAGAACTGAATCGTTTAAGAGGGGATTGTTGCATTGAATGCCCTTGGAGTGAAAAATTAGGAAAATGCTCTGAAGATAATTCGGCTTATAACGAATTTTATGATGCGATAGAAGACTCATGCCTAAAGGCTGGGTATATTTATTCAAAAATATGCAAAATTATTAGTGAATTGCAAGCAGAACTTCAACCCCCTGCCAACGAAAGTGAAACAAAACATTCAGAAACTTCTACCAGCTAGGCTTTACAAGCTATGCGGTAAGTTATACACTCAAATTAACAAGTTATTCCAGAAACTAAACAGGGCAAGAGGGGCAGGGGAACCTATGGGGCAGAAAATTCCACTTACAGTTACATTGGGTGAATACGTTAGTTTTAAACAACCGGAGATTGCGGGGAAGTTAAAGGTGAACAGCTACAGGAAACCGCCTGTGCGTTACGAGGTTTACGCAGGAGAGGCGAGGGAAAGGGAGTTAAGGGAATTGGCTAGGGTAATGCAGGAACGGCCTAAAAGTGGCCTTGGAGGGCTTTTGAAAGGGGAGAGGAATTTCTGATGGGTTTGAATAGCGACAAACTCTATATTAATCGGAATCAGGGTGGCATTGTACCAATGCGAACGGGAATCGAGAAACCTAATAATAATGTTAAACATACCTACATAACAGTATTGTCGAGTATGTTAGAAAATAAGCAAAATAACAAACTATTGGGGGAATTGCTAGGTGTTGTGTTCCCGGTGCAACAGTGAAATGCAATATAACTTAAAAGAAGAGTTTTGGAAGTGCCCTAGCTGCGGCGGTGAGTTTTGGGAAGATGAGGAGAAGTTACGAGAATACCTTTCGTTACAGCGCAGCAGGGAAGAAGCTGAACAGCGCAGGAAACAGATGCTTATGGCGGTTGGTGGCAGGTACACGGAGGTGCATCCTACAGGTTACGTGCCTACGAAAAAGAAAAGTAGTGGTAAATCCGGGCGTAAGAGGAAAAAGAAGCCAAAACGGGGGAATATAGGGATTTTCATAGTTTGACATTTGACACACTAAGGATGTATACTAGTATTGTACAGTATAACCTCATACGAGCAAAACATACAGGTAATGAGAGCGAGAGGAAATAAATGCCTCTCGTTTTTTGTTGCTATTCCCCATAAAACGAAAACGTTAAAGGTGGGAATGAGTATGCAATCAATATGTAATTAAATAAAATTTAACTTTTCAGCCACGGGATGGCCATCCCGTTTGAAGCCCTAGATGCCCTTTCCATCTAGGGCTGAGTGCTGAAGCCAGGAAGGGTGGCGATGTGTTAATGAAATACAAGGAAGGGCATTTTCTTCAGCTTTCAAGAAACATATTTGATGATGAAAAGTTTTATAACCTTAACCCTAGTATTAAATGGGTTTATGTTGTTTTGAACGAACTGGAACATAAATACACTGGTGACAAAACGGATTTTTTCTTTCGTTCCAATGAGGATCTGGCTAAAGATGCTAATTTAAGTATTACGGTTATAAAAAAAGCAAAAAGAAAATTAATTGAACTTGGTTTAATAGAAACATGGCAAATACATTTTCGCGATCCTAACACTGGTAAAATTTCTGAAAAACACGTTACAGCATTTAGAATTAAATGAGCAGGGGAAATATATTAACCCTCTGCCCAATGGGGTAAAATATTCCCTAACCATCGGGGTAGAAAATTACCCACTATTATAGAATTAACCTGTAGTAAGAATTGATTTAAAATTACTTAAGATTTAGTAAGTAACATACCTCAAATTTTTGCTAACGCAAATTTGAGGGTGCATATATTTTTTGTGGTTAGGTTATGAATTATTATTTTAACCTACATAAGCAAGCTAGGGTAGCTCCCGAAAAGTGCAGTTTTTAACTCCTTTTTCTGCATCTGCTTGCTTAATTTATTTCAAAAACGGATGATCAGAAAACAACTTTTAATTATTTGATCCCTATGGAAAAGTTGGCAAAAACATGGAAATGCTATACGGTTAAGCCTTAAATTACCCCTAGAAAAAGAAAAAGCCGGTTAATCCCGGCTGTTGCTTGTTGCTTGTTGGGTGTTATTTCTTATTCAGCCATTTGTTTTTGCCTCCTTAAGTATTTTAATTTCTTGTAGTAATCCACTTGCTACATCGTCACGAATTTCATCTAATTCATCATTACCGCAATAATGGGTTAAAACTTTAAAATCATCCCCATTTCTTGTAAATAGTTTATGTTTACCACCTTCAAATTTGCACCAGTATAAACCATAGGCAACAGAATCGTTAGTAAACTCTTGCAATATTACTAAATCGGTTATTCTGCTCATTTTACCTCCTTAATTTAGGTGTTTAAACCAACTTGTTAAATATTCCTGCTAAGTAAATACTTATTGATGCTATTGCACAATCGTTATTTTTCTACCAAGCGCAGTTTTCTTTCTGGCAATCAAGATCATAATAATTGGGATCTAAATTTGTGCGTAATGGGCAAAGTTTTCTTACTTATTTGTTTTTGCATTTTTCACATATAATCCTATAATCAGGCAGGTAGTTGTTAACTAATCTTTCCAAATACCATTTTGTACTTTTTACAGAAAGGCATTTTTGGCAATATAAACCAATATTCTCTTCAAAAACCTTTATGTTTTCAGGTGTTAATTCCTCTAAGCCAATTCTGGCAAACTCATAACCTGTAAGCATAGTTATTTCCTCCTTACTTTTATTGGTTCAAAACACAACGAGAAGAACGAGCAAACAATAAAGCCTAGAAAACAGATCCCGAAAATGTTCAGGGTTAGCACCTCCCATCTTTTGATTTAATTCTCTTTAACTTTTTTTCAATTAGTTTAACTTCATCGCTAAAGCCTAAACGGTATTCAAGTTGTTCCTTGGTGCGTAAGTGCATAACGGTATTGTAAGCATACGATCCTTTATATTCCATAACAACATAACCTTTTTCGAGTTGCATTGATTCTACCTCCCTTTATTTTGGTTACGTTTCTCCCGAAAGGGAGAAACCGCACTAGGCTTAAAACCCTTTTGTGCTGCCTAGCCAGCTTATTAATTATACCCACGCTGGATCAACTGGTGAATCCGGCAAACCAAAACAATTCCCGGAATTAAGCGGTCCTTCAACACCATTTAAACTTAAATTGCCATTATTATATTCAATTTCAACAAAAACCCTGTAGCTTTTTCCGCCATAAGTTTTTTTAATGATCGGGTTAATAATTTTTTTCATTGTTTGTTTTCCTCCTTGAATTTGTTGGTTATTAACCATCTCGATCTCATTCTGCAAAGCCTGATCCACAAACTTAGCTATACTCATATTCAACTTATTACAGGTGGTTACAAGTTGGGTATTTAGGTTAACTTTCATTTGTGGCCTCCTTAATTATTTCAACTTTGGGGAACCTCCTTATTATTTAACCCTTAAACGAGAGGGAGCGAACTCCCTCCTGCCGGCATTCTCGGCAGCGACTTAGCGGGTACTTACCGTGATCCTAAGTAATTGATGTAAATATCACCCTCATAGTCATTTAGTGTGTAGGTTGCATCATCATCGTGGGCTATTGCTGCCCACTTTTGATCATCTTTGTCATACTCGATGCGGTCAATTACCAAGTCATCATAATTTGGAGCATTGTTAATCTTCCAGTCCCGTATCATCTCTGCAAAAAAATCTTGATCGTAATTTTTGTTAAACTATTTTAAAACCTCCCTAATTATTTATTTAACCTGCGATGCCCCGGAGGGCATTTCGTTCCTTTCTCTTGGAACTCATCAGGCAGGAGTTATTTGTATATTGGCTCTTAATCGTCCTGTGCTACATCAATACTTCCTCGGCTGCCCATCGTGCGGCTACAGAGATTCTCGGCGGCATCGTGAGCTTCTTTATAGGTTGCATACCATTTAGTGCGCCTGGTTTCTAAAGTTTTAAGGGCATCCTTGACAACTCCACGGTATTTTTTCATTGTTTGTTTTCCTCCTTGAATTTGTTTTGTTGTCTCTAGTATATACATGTATGTTGGCGTTGTCAACTACATTTTCTAAATTTATTTAATTTTTTTTTTGGAAGTAGAAAACCTAGTGGTAGCAGGGGGTTTGGGGGTTGGGTGCGGGGGTTGGGCGGAACTAACTTCCACCATATAAAAGTTGCAGGCATTTGTACCCTGATTAACAGGAGGTTCTCTAGATATTTTTTCAAGAAGATATGGTCATGTCATTGATCCTCCTTCTTGTCTGTGGCCGCTATTGAGCGGTAAAGTTCGTTGATGCTGGATTCCCTTAGCCGGTTGTTCTCTCCCGGAAACAGGAGAAGGTGGCAGTGGTGCATCAGCCTTCCTACAAGGGCGGCAGTCATCTGCTCGTCATAGAGTACATTGACCCACCTGGAAAATTCCAGGTTCGTGTTCAGTATGATTGATTTATGCTCGTGTATCTCAGAGAGATAGTCAAAGAGCAGTTGGGCGCCGGTACGGTCGTATGGTACGTAGCCCCATTCATCAAGGATAATGACCGATGCTTTATTCAGTTTTTTCAATAGTGACCCCAGTGTCCCGGCCTTCTTGGCTTCCGAAAGCTGGTTAACTAATGCCGCGGTACGGTAGAATTTTACTGGAATTCCTTTCTGGCAGGCACTCACGCCAAGCGCTGTGGAAAGCATGGTTTTGCCGGTACCTGTCCTGCCGTACATGATGACATTTTTCTTTTCTCTGATAAAATCAAGGGATTTCAGACTATCTTGGGTTAGATCCGAAGGGAGCGTGATTTCATCAAAGCGGAAACCTTCAAATGTTTTGATGCTGTAAAAACCTGCAATGTTAATCAATTTGGCTGTACGACCCTGTTCACGGTTTTTCAGTTCTGCAGACAGTAATTTATACAGGTATTCCTGATGTGATTCACCCTTCGTTGTCTGAGCCATATCGGCCAGATTGCGGCTCAACTTTAGTTTCTTGCAGCAGTCTATAATTTCTCCTTCAAGCACGGGTTACACCCCCCTTCTTCAGGAAGGTGTCATAAGCAATTAGGTTGGTTGTCATCTGAACAACATCCGGTATTTCAGTACCAAGCGGCAGCGGTGGAAGTTCAGGGACATCAGCGTAAAGACGCCGGTAAAGGTTCTTAAGGCTGTCCGCATCGGAGGCGCCATAACATAGTGCCTGATTGACTGTACTGAGCGCACTGTCAAAGCCGGTTCTATCCGTAAGTTCTGCTAAAACTTTAAGAACCTTTCCAGTTTCCGTATTGGAGCAGCCCTCAAGGAACTGCTTCATGGAAGAGGGCATCAGGTCATAGATACCGGAATATTTCAAAGCGCGTGGACGTATGGAAAGCTGCCTAAGGTATGGAAGCCAGTCCATGCTCTGCTGCTTGGTATCGCCGTAAAGCCGACGGTGTCTTACGATTTCACGGTAGTTCTCATCCATGACGGTGATAAGTGATGATGTCAGTTTCAGGTTAACCGCTGTGTTTGCATATTTCGGTGAAACCGAATATTCGTGCATCCCTTTGTTCAGATAAAACTTGCCCCAGTTGTTGGTGGTAATATTGCTTTTACCGCTTAGGTCAAATTCAATCTTAGGAAGAGGGTGGCAGTGTTTTAAGTCTTCTGCGAATAATTCCTCAATGGTCTCATTGTGGCGGTAATGCTCCCTACTGGCATCTTCCTCGCACATGGCCAAAAGCTGCCTGTTAAAATCGGAAAGTGACAGAAAGTGCGGTATGGGAACAAGAAAGTTACGTCTTTGGTAACCGACTTTGTTTTCAACATTGCCTTTTTCATGGCCTTCACCAGGGTTCGTAAATATGGCCTGGAAAAGGTAGTGTTCCCGGAAACGGTTAAACCGTTCGGTGGTCTCACGTCCGCCACTCCGGATTACTTTGGTTACGATAGTTTTAGTATTATCAAACCATAATTCGTCAGGTACAACCCCAATGTGCCGGAAGATGGCGTCAAGCCCTTCCAGGAGGCATTCCATATTTTCACCATAGAACAGCTGCAGGTAGCCTTTGTTGCTGTATGGAAATGATACTTCAAGATATTTCCCGGTCAGCCGTCTACCGTTTTCATAAAAATCAGCTGTGCCAAAGTCAACTTGTGCCTCGCCTGGACGGTGTTCTAACGGAAGGAAGCCACCCTTGACACCGTTGAAAAGTTCTTTATGTTTTACGGCATAGTAGGAAGAAACCGTCCTGTATGAACAGTTAAATCCGGAATATTCCTTCTTAAGACGGTGGAATACCCTTTTGGCGGTATGCCGCTGTTTACGTGGCGCCTGCTTGTCCTCTTCAAGCCATTGGTCAATAGTGGGCTTGTAGGGATCCAGTTTGGGACAGAAACGCTTTTCCGAAGCCGGTTTGGGAGCCGGTTCATTAAAATCTGCCATATCGACATATTTTTGTACCGTTCTTCCAGTCTAAATTTAGTGCACCTGCGATTTGAGAAATGTTTTCTCCTTTCACGAAAAAACGAAATCTGATATCATGTATTTTGTCCATTGTAAGCATACTCCTCTCCTCCTTGCATCTTTTGATCAGATACAAGGATATAGATTATGGTTTATGCCTGCAATGGATTTTTGCAATACTATGGAATTTCCAATTGCAATTCTATGGATTTTTAACTTGCAACTTTCGGTATTTTTATCTTACAACAAACATCCTAGATTTAAGCTATTTTTTTGCTCAATTTTTCCCCTTATATTAAAAACGTCAGCCCTTTCCCCGTACGCTTACTACTGCAAGCGTTTCAAGGATTCTCTTCACGCCACGCACTTTGGTAAATTTTAGTAGGTAAGGGAGGGTAAAAACCATCAAAGAAACATTCCACCAGGTAGCCTTTAGAAGGAAAAATTTAGGACATAACCGTACAAGAAAGATGATCGTGGACACCGAAACAGGGGAAATACTTTGCAAGTGGAACGAAGTACGCTCTACCGATTTGTTTGCAGAGGGGCAAAGCGCAGAAATCAGAGAGGTAATGATTAGCAGGGATATATTGGCAAACGGTATGCAAAGGGTTTATATCAGCACACCGGACGGTACGGAAGAGGGAACTTATTTAGATAAAGTTGTAACCGCAGAGGAGTTAAAGCAAAGTAGCGGAAAAGCGGTTAGCAAGGGCAGAGGAAGAACCAGGGGTGAATTGGCGAAGGTTGAAATTGCAATTAATGATGAATCGATGAAAAAGTTGGGAAAGTTAGGAAACGAAAATTTAGGTTTTTTGGTTAGGTTGGCTTCGCTTGCCAGGTTCGATACCGGGTTGTTGGCGAAACAACGAAACAAACCTCTTACATATAAAGAAATATTAAGCACCCTAGAGACTTCCGAGAGAAGCGGAAGCAGGTATATAAACGCACTACTAAAAGCCGGGGTATTAAAACAGCAGGATGGCGGTTATTACATAAATAAGCAGTATGTAGCAAAGGGGTGAAGAGTTTGATCGGAGAGAATAAAGCAGCATTTTTGGCGGCTTACGCAGAAGTAGGTAATATTACCAGGGCAGCGGAGATAGCCGGGGTAGATCGCACTACTCATTATAAGTGGATTGAAAGTGATGATGAAAACGGACAGTTATATGAAAGCGTTTAAGGCAGCAGATGAACAGGCAATCGAAAAGCTGGAAACCGAGGCCAGGCGCAGAGCCATTTGAGGGACTAAGAAAGAAAAAGTTTGATAGCAAGGGCAACCCGATAATCGATCAGGAAACAGGCAAACAGTACGAAGAGCACGATTATAGTGATACCCTACTCATCTTCCTGCTTAAAGGTGCAAGGCCCGAAAAGTACAAAGACCGGGTGTACAACGAGCACACCGGGGCAGATGGCGGCCCGATACAGATAGTTTCCAGCATACCAAGGCCGACCACCTAAATAAATGCAAATAGAGATACCTTATACACCACAACCCAGGCAAACAATATTCCACCAATGCGCTGCCGATGAGGTATTGTACGGGGGTGCTGCCGGAGGGGGTAAGACAGAGAGCCTTTTATTCGAGGCACTTATTTCCTGTTTAGAGGTTACTGGCTACAAAGCGTTATACCTCCGGCGTACCTTCCCTGACTTAGAGCGTTCGGTTATTCGCAGGAGCCAAACCAAGTTCCCGAGAGGAATCGGCAAGTACCACGAAGTAAAACACTTGTGGACATTCATCAACAAATCCACGCTAGAGTTCGGTTCGCTGGATAAGGAAATGGATGTGCTTAAGTACCAGAGCGCAGAGTATGACCTGATTATATTTGATGAGTTAACCCACTTTACCGAGTTTCAATATACCTATATGAAATCGAGGAATAGAACCGTACTGCCGGGGGTTAAGCCAAGGATGCGAGCAGGTACAAACCCTGGTGGTATTGGGCATGCCTGGGTAAAAACCTACTTTATAGAGCCTTCGCCAGCAGAGAGCATCTTCCAAACTAAAGAAGGTACATCTAGGTGCTTTATTCCAGCTAAAGTTACTGATAACCTCATCTTAATGGAGCGTGACCCGGACTATATCAAGAGGTTAGATTCGCTGCCGGAGGATGAGCGGAGAGCCTTGCGGGATGGTGATTGGGATGTATTCGCCGGGCAGTATTTCAAGGAGTTTCGGAGGGATGCGCATAGTGTTGATCCGTTCCCTCTCCCTAACCATTGGAACCGCTTTGCATCACTGGATTGGGGCTACGCTGCCCCTTGCGGAATCCTCTGGCATACGGTAGAGCCATCTAGCGGCAGGGTAATAACCTATCGGGAGCTATATGTTAATGAAACACTGGCAACCGATGTAGCTAAAAAGTTTAAGGAACTTTCGCAAGGTGAGGACATCCGCTACGTTAAAGCAAGCCCTGACATGTGGCAGGAGAGAGGGTTAGGCAGCAGAGCAGAGCAAGGAGAATCGATCGCCGACATGTTTCTTAACGAAGGCATCTACCTGGAACCTGCCGACAATAGAAGGGTAATTGGCTGGAACCGGGTTAGAGAATATTTAAAGATTGCACCTGACAATAAACCCTGGTGGGTGTGCTTTAACACCTGCGTTAACCTAATACGCACCTTGCCGGAGTTAATTCACGACCAGCGGCTAGTGGAGGATGTGGACGGGAAGTGCGAGGATCATCTCCCGGAGGCGTTAAGGTACGGGTTAATGAGCAGATCATCGCCGGTAGTTGGGGGGGGCGATGCCATCTTAGCCGGTGACTTCCCCGGTTCCGGTAGCAAGTTAAAGAAACGCAACGGTTTCGATTTAGACGAGGATGAGGAAGACCGGGAAGCTAGCGTGTTAAGACCCAGCTTCTTCTAATAACAAAAGCAAAAGGTTATTCAAACTCAAAACCCTGTTGGGGAATGCCGGTAGGGGGTTATATTTTCAACAGAGATGGAGAGGTAAATCCGATTGCCTGACGAGGAATTTAGCAACAAAGAATTGCAAGAGATTCAACAGGGCCGCGAAGAAGCAAGGGAAGGTAAAACCCATACATGGGAAGAAGTTTTTGGTGAAGGAGAGGTAAACCAGATGACTTGGGACTGCGAGCGGTTAAAAAAGTATGTTAAGAAACTTGATCTAGAAGATAGTCATGAATTTATTTGCGAATTGTTGGATGCTTTAAAGGAACTTGAAACTAACAACGATAAACCAATCTGTGATCTGCTGGATGCTTGGGATGAAAGTGCGGAAATTTTTAACGATCCCGAATTAATGCGAAGGTTAGCAAAAGCAAGAAAGGAATTTATGGAAGGTAAAGGCAAGTTGTATGAAACCACGCGATAAACAGAGAGCCAACAAGAAGCCAGGCAAAGGTAAACCCCTGCACTACAAAGATCCTACGGGTGATGAAGCAGTTAAGCGGGTGCTTAAAGGAGGGAAAACCATAAAGAAGAAAACCACATGCCTTTTAGGGTGCGGTTCTCTTCCGGTAAGAACTGGATCTGCTTTAACTTGGAGGAAAAAACATTGTAGGAAGCGGTTAACTTTCCTTCCAGTTCTTTATTAAGTTGTGAGTTAATTCTACAACAGGGAAGGGAAGGAAGTAAAGAGGTAAAAATATGCCAAGTAATAGCCATTCGCCAACCAACTCACTCAAAACCTCTTTAATTGAGATGCAGCAAATTAGGCAAGGTAAACTAAAGAAACAAACATGGGGAGAGTTAAAGGCCAAGCTAACCCTAATAACCGCCAAAGCTACACTTTTACCCGTGGAAAACGGTATGTCTTTACCCGTTAAAAATGGTATGATCGAACTCGATCCTAATAACCCTAGACACAAAGAATGGTGGGAGGAAAACCCGTGAGTGAGTTTCCGAGAGAGTTAACCGAACAGGAAAAGAATTGGCTGCTTGCTATGCTTAACCTAGATGATGAAGTTGTGGAAATAATAAGTTATGATAACCTGCTAACAGAAAAGAGGAAACAGTTTATTCAGCAAGTGCCTAACTTGAAGGTAGTTAATAGGTGTACTTGCGGTGACTGTTACACCGTGATGTTTACTGAACACGAAAAAGGTAAACCCTGGTTGGCTATGGTTAATGGGTGGTTAAAAGAACCTATTGATGGAAATAGTTACATAGCTGTTCATTATGAGAAAGAAACTTTACAGTTAGCCGAGTTGGAAATAGTTTAAGGAAAGGAGAACCCCAATGCTTTACAATTTAATTTACTTTCTTGGTGGTTGCATCGTTGGTGTAGCTGCCCACTACTACTACACTGAGTTACAGATCCGGCGTTACCTGGGTTATGACCCAAGGGTTAAGAAGGATGCACCTAAACCCAAAAACCTTCCAGGCGTGGAAGATGATGTTCCCGTTGATGGGGATTTTCTAAAAGAGCGTAAACCTGTGGAAGGTGGCAGGGGGTTTTATGCTTAAAGAGTTTAATGTGTTTAATTTATTTAGCAACGAGTTTAAGCCCTGCGAAGTGTGCGGAAAGAAAACAACTCAGTTACTTGACACCTATATTTGCTGTGATTGCGTTAAACAACTGCTTAAGGCAGGGGTTGTGTTTCTGAAAGAAGTTAACGAATTGGCCAATGAGTTTATTCCTAAGTATAATAATCCTAACCCTGCTTATGGTGTTGGTTACATAACAGCTAAAGATGAAAACCCACTTAACGAAAACGGAGGTTTGGAATAAATGGAAGGTAACAAAGGTGGTTTTTATTGTAAAATACCAGAGGAAAATTTAACCTGCGAATGTTGCGGTAAGAAGTTTAGTTTCCTTCTTTATGACCGCATTTGCCGTGATTGCCTAGAACAGCTACTAACCATTGGCATCGAAGCCCTGAAGAACCGCAACGGATGGGCGGGGAAGTAACAAAAGAAAACTAAGTAGGTGGTTGCTTGGATGTGCATGAAATTTTACTTTCGCCTGAATTTGAAAGTATTTACCTAGTTCCGCTTTCTGATTTACATATTGGTGATCAATATTTTAACGAGAAACTTTTTAACAAATGGGTGCGCTGGATTCTTGGTGAACCCAATATTTTTGTCCTTTTTAACGGTGATATTTTTAATGTGGCAACTAAAGGTTCCGTTAGCGATACTTATGGCGAAGCAATGAACGTAGATGAAGCCCTGGATTACGGGGTTAAGCTACTCTCACCACTAAAGGAACGCATTTGGGATGTAACCGAGGGGAACCACGATGCGAGAGTTTACAAGGAAGTAGGTTTAAGGCTTTCTAAGCAATTAGCCTTGCGGCTGGATGTGCATTATTCCGGCATTGAAACATACTTAAAAGTTAAGCTAGGCAAGAACACCGCTTACAACGGCAAACAAATTACATATACACTCTATGCTACACATGGATGGGGTGCAGGGAGAACAATCGGAGCGAAGGTAAATAACCTAAGTAAACTTAGTGACATAGTTTTAGCTGACTTATACATAATTTCGCATACCCATTCCGTGTTTGCGTTCCCTGATGATTATTTCGTACCTGACACCAGAGCGAATAAACTAAACAGAGTAACGAGGAAATACGCCAGTTCCGGTTCGTTCTTAAACCGGGGCGGCTACGTAGTGGCAAAAGGTTATAAACCTAGTACGCAGGGCAGTTCGGTAATTAAGTTCGATGGCACCAAGAAAGAAATTTTGGTGACAGTTTAGAAGGGAGGAAGGTAGTGAAATTGCCTGAGAACAAAGAAAGTAAATTTAAGTTTATTATACATATGCTAGATGTATTTTACGCACACAGAAATCTATATTTGGCCGTGAGAGGTTTGAAAAAATGGTAAGGAAGTGGTAAACCCGTGAGCAACACTTTTCATTGTAAAGTATGCCATATTGATTTTCCCGACAGAGTTTCTTTTTTGCAGCATACCCGTACACCGGAACATAAGGCCATTAAGGAAGCGGAGGAACAGGGGATGAAAGAACCAGAGGTTAAGTTGCCGGAAACTTTCGATAGCGTGCAGATGCCTCCCGAACCGGAAACATACTTTTCTGGTTTCAATATTGCAGCCGAGGAAGCAATTAAGTTTGGTTTTGCAAATAAACTAACCATTCCTATCAACTTCCTTCCTCCCGAAACTAAAGTGTTAAAAAACGGCACGTTTATTGGCGTGAAAGTGTTTGGTAAATACAATAAAGAATTAGGTTTAACAGTTCAAAATGTGGAGTTGATAAGAAAATAATGAGCGACGAGAGAACGAGAAAATTTAGCATTAGCATCGAAGTAGCCATTGAGGAAAAGCGGTTGCTTTATTTTTTGCGTGACCTGAAGTGGGGACAGGTAACACTAGAAGTTAAGGCAGGTAAACCGGTGATGATTAAGGCACCGAGACAGGATGTTAAGTTAACAGATTAAGGAAGTACTGGAATGAGGGAAGATGAACATGTTTATTGCACAGATTGTTTATATTTTAGATTAGATGATGAAAGTAAACCTTATTGTATGTACGAAAATAAGTGTAACATAAATGATTGTGAAGACAGTAAATCGTTTAAGGAACGGCCTTGTTATGAAGAACTGCAACCAAAATAGTAACACTTATATTCCCGTTTGTGATGTTTGCTTTTTTGTGGAGAAGAACCTTGAAACCGGTATATGGTATTGCGGTTTAACCAACCGGGAAGTGCAGAACGGGCATTACTGCAAGAGTTATTTGTTTAACAAAAGTTTGAAATACCGAAAACGGAGGTAAATAAATGAAATTCTTAATTGCCGGGATTGGCAGTATTGGAACCCGGCATCTTAAAAACCTAGTTGCACTTGGTGAAAAGGACATTATTCTTTACCGCACCAAGAATGAACCTTCACCTGATTACCCGGAACTTCCGGTTTATACCGATTTAGCTGAAGCTTTAGCGCAAAAACCGGATGCCGTTCTAGTTTGTAACCCAACAGCTTTCCATTTAGATGTTGCTTTACCTGCGGCAGAAGCAGGGTGCCACTTATTTATTGAGAAACCACTTTCGCATTCGTGGGATCGGGTGCCGGAGTTATTGGAGTTGGTAGAGGAAAAGAAACTTGTTACACAGATGGGGTATCACTTGCGGTTCGATACCGGGTTAAAAGGCACTAAATATGTAGTTGAAGCTACTGGTGACAAGATTCGCCAAATAGTTGCTTATTGTGGGCAATACCTTCCCGATTGGCATCCTAATGAGGATTACCGCAAGAGTGGTTCTGCTTTAACCTCAATGGGTGGTGGAGTAATTAACGACCTCTCGCACGAGATTGATTATGCGATGTGGTTTCTTGGCAAACCAAAAAGTGTTTATTGTGTTGCAAGAAAGTTAAGCAACTTGGAAATTGAAACCGAGGATGTTGCAAGTATAATACTTAATTTCAAGAAAGCAATTTGTTCTATTAACCTTGATTACCTGCGAGAAACGAAGGTAAGACATTCATGGTTTACGGGTGAAAAAGGTTCCATGCTATGGTTTGAAGGATCAAAAAAAGAAGAACCTCTTTTGTGCGAGTTAACGCCAGAAGAAAACAACGAACGCTACCTTGCAGAACTCGAACATTTTATTGAAAACGTTTCGGGCGATGAAGATGAACGAGTTTTAAACTGTGATGTTTTTCAAGGTGCCGATGTGCTAAAGGTAATCCTAGCAGCCAAAGAATCCGCTGCAACCGGAAAGGTTGTGATGCTATGAACCTTATAGCCTGTATTTGTTGCAGAGGTGGAAGCAAAGGTGTTCAGGGTAAAGCGTTACGGGAGATTAACGGTAAAACGCTTGTTGAACATGCCGTTGAATGTGCCAAAGGAAGCGGTTTATTTAATTTGCTGGTTGTTGCTAGCGATGACAATGAAATATTAAAGGCCGCTATAGGTGCAAGGCGTGGCATTAGCATGTTCACAATGGGTTTACCGGAACGTTTGGTTCAAGACAATAGTTCCAAGTGGGAAACCTTTAATTATATTTTTAGAAGCGACATGTATGCAGAAGATGAAATTCTTGTTGACCTAGACATAGGAACTCCAATGCGAACGCCGGAAGATATTCGTGAATGTGTAAACCATTTGATGGTTAATAATAACGACCTAGTTTGTACCGCCTATGAAGCCGACCGCAACCCATACTTTAATATGGTGGAAGTAGTTAACGGTAAAGTGCAGCTTGTTAAGCAACTAAGCGAACCAATTACCAACCGCCAACAAGCCCCGAAGGTTTATGCTCTTTCTCCTGCTGTTTACGCCATTAAGCGTGAAGCCTTATTCAAATACGATCATTGGTCACAGGCAAATTTAGGTATACATGTTATACCGAGAGAGAGGGCATGGGATATTGATACTGAGTTGGATTTTAAAATAGTTAAGTTCTTGATGGAGGGAAAACCCTGATGAAAAAACTTAAGGTTAGGAAAGCAATAGCAAAGTTTGAGAATATTATTGGGGCTATATTTCTTGTTGCCGTATTAGGTTTCGTTATATGTTTCCCATTTGCAATTTATGCTGGTTTTCACGATCCAAACGTACAAAGAAGTAGCCTGTGGGTAAATACAATATTATACTTATTCCTTGTTGGGGTAGTTGTTGAATCAATCATTAAAGCATGGGCAAATAGTTAGGAGGCATACATGAAGGAAAACCTATTTAACCTAGAAGGTAAAGTTGCATTAGTTACAGGTGCAGATGGGTTGTTGGGTAGGCAGTTTTGTAAAGCATTAAAAGAATATGGTTGTGTAGTAGTTGAAGCCGATAAAGAGTATATAGTTTCCTTTAATGGTGACGAGATGGTAATGTTATTTGATGTTACAAAAAAAGAACTTTGGGTAGACATATTCGGTGAAATACAAAGTTGGTTCGGGCATATTGACATCCTAGTTAACTGTGCGGCTTACACCAACCAAACTAAAACCGTAAACTTCAGCACTTCTTTCGAGGACATGCCGTTAGGTGATTGGAATAACCTGCTTGATGTTAACCTAACCGGAACTATGCTTGGGTGCCAAGTAATAGGCAAGCAGATGTTAAAACAGGGATTTGGCAGCATCATCAATATTGCCTCATTGTACGGTTTAGTTGCACCGCATCATCCTATTTATAAAGGAACAGGTGTCAGCCAGCCAATAGGCTATTCCATTTCCAAGGCCGGAGTGCTTGCCTTAACTCGCTACTTAGGAACCTTGTGGGCAAGCAAGGGTGTTCGGGTGAACTGCATTACTCCCGGTGGCGTAAGAAATGGGCATGGTGAAGAGTGGCTAAAAAGGTACAGTGAACTTTGCCCGATGGGGAGAATGGCAGAACCCGATGAGATGAATGGGGCGTTGGTTTATTTAGCTTCCGATGCTTCCAAATATGTAACCGGCAGCAATATTGTAGTGGATGGTGGGTGGACAGCGTGGTAATTAAAACTCAATTACAACCAACCCCAACATTGTATGGCAGAGATGCTGAAGCCGTTTTAGAACAAATAAAAAGGAAATTAGATATAGGGAAACTTAAAAGAATTGAGGAACGTAAAAGGTTTTTTGCTGGAATAAAAAAGAAAGGTTTGCGTTAACATGGCAGAACTTCAAATAGGAAACCGCATTATTGGGCAGGAACAACGCCCATTCCTAATCGTTGAGTGTGGCATAAACCACGGAGGGAACCTATTTAAAGCCTTTCGTATGGTGGATGATGCCAAGCAAGCAGGTTGCGAGTGTGTTAAGTTTCAATGCCACATACCCGAAGCCGAGATGTTACCACCGCCTTATGTAAAACAAGAGTTTTGGGATTTAATAAAGAAGTGTTCGCTAACCGAGAAGGAAGAACGCCAGCTAAAAGAATATACCGAAGATCAGGGGTTGATGTTTCTCTCAACTCCTTTTTCACGGGAAGCGGTTGATCGGTTAGAAAAGTTAGGTGTTCTAGCTTACAAGGTTGGTTCTGGTGAGTGCAATAATTTGCCGCTGCTTCAATACATAGCAAGCAAAAACAAGCCGATGATTATTAGCACCGGGATGAATAGTATGCTAAGCGTAATGAATTCGCTTTACAATGTAAACAAAACGCTTGCAGGCAAGGTCGCAATTCTTCACTGTTCCTCAATATACCCTACGCCTTATAACAGAGTTATGTTGGATACTTTTCAGCAGTTTAAAAGAACATACCCGGAACTGCCTTTTGGTTACAGTGACCACACGCCAACTAATTACGCTTCGTTTGCTGCGGTGGCACAAGGGGCAAGCATAATTGAGAAACATTTTATTAGCGACAAAACTTGGGATTCGCCGGATGTTAGCGTTTCTATTAACCCGGCAGAATTAAAGGATTTAATTGATGGCGTTAACGCTATTTGGCAGATGAGGGGTGGCGGTAAGTACTTCTTAGATGAAGAAAAGCCGGTGAGCGAGTTTGCTTTCGCCAGTATTGTAACTACGCAGGATGTTAAGGCAGGGGAAGCACTTACACCTTACAATATTTGGGTTAAAAGGCCGGGAACAGGCATACCAGCAAGTGAATACGAAAGAGTGTTGGGAGAGATTGCCAAAAGGGATGTAAAGAAGAACCAACAGTTGCGGTGGGAGGACTTTAATTGATGGTAGTTTTAACCCTCGCTTTTATTTTCGGTTTATGCCTTGGATTTTATGGTGGAATTGCGTTTTTTAAAATGGGTGCCGAAAAGTTAATTGAGAAAGCACTTGATGAAGAAACACGGGAAAAGGTTTTTGAGCAAATAACGAAAGCGAATATTTAAAAATGCGAATTATTTCTATTGAAGTACCGAACAAGTTAACTAAGGAAAAAAGAGAGCAATTTATTCGAGACATGGGAAGGGTGGCATTTGGCGGGAAGGAGAAAGAAGTAAATAAAACAAAGGAGAACCCATGGAAGTAATTCTAACTGAAAACGAGTTAAAAGAACTTTGTGCTGAATGGCAAAAAAGGTTACGGTTAACGGATTGGGAAATAGTTATTGAGTTGTCAAGAAAAAGTGATTTCGTGCAGAATACTTGGTACGGACAATGTTCGTGGACGCTAACCAGAAAAGCAGCGCATGTTCGCGTGATGGACGTTATTGATTACCCTGCCGATAATCCTTGGGATTATGATATGGAACACACTTTGGTTCACGAATTGTTGCATCTTAAGTTTGCACCTTTTGTTGATATTGATACTGATACATTACTAGGTATAGTGATCGAGCAAACCATTGATGAACTTGCGAGAGTATTACTTGAACTTAAACGCGAAGGAAAGTAGGTTTTCCAATGGGAATCGAATATTCTTTCTACTGCGATACCTGTAAAACTCTCTATGAAACTGGTAAGGCTACGGCAACAGCAGTTTATGTACCAATTTTAACGGAATTGCACAAAGGACATAAATGGTATGCGGTTGATGAAGATGGTATTCGTGAAACAGATAATTACATAATGATATTTCCTGATGACGATGTTTCTTATTTAAGTTTCCCGATGCCTAAACGTATTGATTGCCTTAGTGAAGAATGGGAAGGTAAACCAAGTTGGGATGAATTTAGTAAATTAGCTGATGAATACGAGGAAAAGTGCGCAAAAGAAAATAAGGCATATTGGAAGAAATATAACAGTTTTAGTGAAAAAATAAAACGAAAAATCAATAGGATTAAAGTGTATTACAAAAACAAGAGACTAACAAAAAAAGTAAACAATTTCTTGCAACAATTAGAAAACGACCCGGAGATGCTATGACAAAGAAACTTCTCTTTATTACAGGCACTCGTGCCGACTTTGGTAAAATTAAGCAACTTATAACCACCGCACAACAAGCCCCCGGTTTCGAGGGTTATATTTTTGCAACCGGGATGCACCTAATTGAGCGTTACGGTTACACGCTGAATGAAATAAAAAAAGCAGGGTTAAAAAACATTTTTCCTTTCGATAACATTAACTACAACAGCGTTAAAGAGTGCGATGTAGATGTAAGGTTAGCAAACACCATTGTTGGGTTAAATGAATTTATTACCTATAAGAACCAACGCCCGGATTTAATTGTGGTGCATGGGGATCGCGCCGAAGCACTTGCCGGGGCAATTATTGGGGCATTTAACAACATCCTAACTGCTCATATTGAAGGTGGCGAACTTTCCGGTACAGTTGATGAAATCGTTAGGCACTCGGTTAGCAAACTCTCGCATATTCATTTTGTTTCTAATTTTACTGCTAGGCAACGGTTAATACAGATGGGAGAGTTGCCGGAAACAATACATACTATTGGTTCACCGGAAGTTGATATTATGCTTTCTGGCAAATTGCCTACACTAGAACAGGTTAAACAAAAGTACGACATTACTTTTGATGACTATGGTATATTTATATTTCATCCTGACATTGAAGAAGGTTTATTTGAGAGAACTTCAGAGGTAATAAATGGGTTAAAAGAATCGAGGAGAAACTTCATTGTAATTTACCCGAATAATGATCCGGGTTCCGAACAAATAATGTGGGCGATTGATGCGTTAAAGGATGAACCGAACTTCTTAATTTACCCATCACTAAGGTACGAATATTACCTCACCTTACTCAAAAACGCATTTGTGATCGTTGGTAACTCTAGCTCCGGAATACGAGAAGCACCCGTATATGGCATCCCTAGTATAAACGTAGGGGGGAGACAACATAACCGATTTAAGTCACAATCGATCCTTGATATACCTAGCGAAAAAGAAGCGGTTTTGTACACTCTGGCGAATTTACCTAAGAAGGTGAAGCCAAGTTTAAACTTTGGTAAAGGTAACAGCACCGAGTTATTTATGAAGAAGCTAAAGAGTGAAAGGTTTTGGTGTACGCCAAGGCAGAAACAGTTTAGGGATTTACTTAACAACTAAGTCTTAAAACTAAATAGGTTGTAACGAACCGAATCGATAACGATAGGGGAGTGTCGGAACTACAGGGACAGGATGCTTATGCCTGTTTTTGTATTTTCTGCACTCCCCTTTTTTATTTTTTAAGCAAGGTGGTGGTTGAGTGAGCGTATTAATTGAGGAGGAAGTTGCTATAGAGGAAGAACAGCAGGTTATTACCGGCAATAGCCCGGAGGAAGAAGAAGCGGTTCGGACTTGTTCCGATTGGTTCGAGAAGGACAAGGAAGCCAAGAAGTTCTACATGGATGAAATGGAGGAAGTAGACAAACTTTACCGTTCTGACCATTGGGATTTAACCGGTTCTGACGGTAATGCCTTAAGGAACGATGACCAAAAACAAACACGGCCCAATGCGGTGGAGAACATGGCTTTCTCGCTAATCGAGGGGTTGATTTCCGAGTTTAGCCAAGATACCGACATTGTTGATTTTCCGGTGGAAGAAGGGGATGACGAAGCTGCCGGAATAATGACCGACTTAAAAAAGTTTATTGCTTACAAAAACCGCATAACAATGGAACGGCAAAAGTGGTTAAGGAACTTCTTCTATTACGGCACAGCTATTTGGGAAACAGTTTGGGATGATGACTGGAAGGGTGGCAAAGGCCCGAACAGGTGGAAGGGTGATGTTCGCTGGCGTTCCCTGCATCCACAGTACGCTTTCCCTGATTGCCGGGTTAAAGAGGACATTAACGATGGCAACAGGTTCCATAAGGCTTTCCTTACTACTATTGAATACGTTCGCAAGGCGTTTGAGGAAAGAGGAAAACTTGTTCAGGCTGAAACCATTAGTGGTGAGGACTTAATTGGCGATACCAACGAGGATGACGATGGCAGCGAAGCGATGGAGGAACAGGTTTGGCTGGTGGAAACTTGGTACACTGGCGAACCTTTACTACTAAGCGAGGGAGAGGAAAACAAAGGTGAAGGTTTACACATCCTTTGGTGGGCAGGAGAAGGACAGCGTATTTACCTGAAACACAGTAATTACGTTTACTTTGATCCCGAAGAAGATGTTAAGTTGCCCTTCCACTTTCGGCAGGATTACCCGCGTTCTAACAGCGTGTGGGGTTACGGTGAAGGTTATTTCCTGAAGAACCCTCAAATTATGATGAACAAAACTTCGGAAATAATCATTGAGGGGCATATGCACAATGCTCTAGGGCAAACGTGGTACAAGGAAAACGCTTTAACCGAGAAGCAGCAAAAAGCGGTTACGAAGTATGGTACGCTTGCCGGGATGTGGTTTGCCGCTAAAAACCCTGATGAAATTCACCGGGAATACGGCAAGAGTGTTCCTGCCTCCCTGCAAAACGAGATGAACCGCCTTGTTAAGTTAATGGAAACATTGGTAGGCAGGTTTGACATTTCGCAGGGTAAAACACCGGGAAGCGTGACGGCTTTCAGGGCATTGGATTTGCTGGCACAACGGGCGCAGGTAAGGTTACGTTCCAAGGATGTTGCCATTACAACTTCTTATGAGGATGTGGGCAACTACATTAATAACCTTATTTTCAAGAATTACAACGAAGCAAGGCGTTACCGCATCATGGGGCAGGATGGACCCGACAAACCGCAGTACAACGTATTTAACCTTGACAGCATCAAAAAAGCCTATATGTTCGATACCGGGGAATCTGTTCCGTTCACGCAGTTCCAACCAACGGAAGGTATGGTTGAAGGTGATACCTACGAGATTTATTGCCCGGAGTTTGATACGGTTTGTAAAACTTCCACTACTATGCCTAGTGACAGGTTGTTCTACCTTGAAATGGCGAAGGAACTGTACGCTGGCAAGCTAATTGATGAAGAAACTTTCTGGTATGTCATGGAACGCGGGCATTTTCCACCTTGGGAAGAAATGGCACAGAAGTTAGAGGAACAAAAACAACAGATGATGCAAATGCAACAGCAGCAGCAGATGGCACAACAGCAGCAACAACAAGCGGCAGGAGGTGGCGGGTTAACGCCAGATGAAATTCTAGCACAAGCACCACCTGAATTACAAGCAAGGTTTAAAAACCTTTCGCCTGAAGAACAGCAACAAATATTAAACCAAATAGTAGCAAATATGCAAGGGGGTGAAGGGGGTGCCGTTAGTTAAGGGTAAAGGCAAGAAGGTTATTTCGCAGAACATTGATGAACTTATTGCTTCTTACGAAGACGATGGGAAAATTGGTAAAGTAAAACCGAAAAGCAAGAAACACGCCCAAAAAATTGCGGTGGCGATTGCACTAGATAACGCAAGGAGGGCAGATGGAAACAAAAGTAGGGGTGGTGGTAAAAGCAAAACTAAGTAGTTCAAAACTAGGTAGTTTATAGTTTCTAACACCCTCTTTATTACCTAACGGCAAGGTTTAAATTTGCCGGTTTTTTATTTTTAGGATGCCCAAAACGTGCTGATGGCGTTAAAAGCTGAAACGGAAATTAACGGCTGACGAGCCTAAAACGGGGGTATTTAATTGATGGAGAAATTCAAGTTTAGCTTACAGTTATTTGGCGGTATGCCGGGTGTGGAAGATGATAATCCTCTAGTGCCGGACGATGAGGAAATAAGTCTTAAAGGGTTATTGGGTGCTGACGAGGACGAGGAAGAAGACGAAAAAGAAGATGGGGAACATGAACCTACTGATGAAGATGACGAGGCAATAACCGAAGCGGTTGCAGAAAAAAATGAGGAGGTAAAGGAAGAGGAAAAACCGGTTGAAACTCCTCCAACCGAAGAACCGCCGAAAGAAAAACTGTTCACGCAAGCGGAAATTGATCGCATTATTGGCGAACGTCTTGCCCGTGACAAAAAAGTACAGTTGGTTCGTGAACTTGAAACTGAAGCAGGGCTTGACATGGAAGCCATTGTTACTCACGTTCGCAATAACCGCATCCAGAACACAGCCGAGCAGATGGGCGTAACAGAGGATGAAGCACGAAAAATAATCGAAGCACAGGAAAAAAGCCAAAAGCTGGAAGCCGAACTAAACGAAGTAAAACAAAAGCAGGAATTGTTCACCAAAAACACTGTTTACGCGCAAGACAAAGCAAAACAAATCAATAATCCTCTCGTTAAAAAATATGAGAAGGAAATTGATGCGTTCTCCAACCAGGGAGCCTTGGTGGATTTCAATACTGCCATGCGGTATGTAATTGGTACTAAGGTTATGGAAGGAGAATTGTTGAAAGACGTAAAAACCGCCACGGAACAAAGGGTTTTAAGGGATGTGAATACCCGAAGTAAAACCACATCGGTTAGTACCGGAAAAGCAACCGCTGGCGGTGTGGTAACTTTAACTAAAGAACAACAGAAATATGCAAGAATTCTTGGCCTTTCTGACAAAGAATATGGCGAGGAAATAGTTAAGATGGAAAAGCAAAAACGAAAAAGGTAATTTCTTAAAGAACGAGGTGAATTTTAAATGACTCTTACTGCATCAAGAACTTCAGTAGGTTTTGAAAAGGTTGGTAATTTACTTGGGATTCCTTCTAATCCCCGGAAATACGAACTTACCCCTGGTTCCACTTTTGACAAAGGGCAAGTGGTTTATTTAAGCGCGGGTAAAGTAACCTCTGCAACTACTACCGCTAATAACATTCTTGGCGTTATGGCTGAAAAGGTGGCGGCTACTGCCAATACCACCGGAACTGTAACTTATGGTTATGTTTATGACAATCCGTTTGATGAGTTTCTTGTTACTTTCACCGGGCATATTGACGGTGTGGTGGAAACCTGTACGGCTGCAAATTGCTTTACTGATGCAACCTACGCTCAAACAACCGCTGATGACACTCTAAACGGTGCCTACCTTTATGTTTACGAAGGGCCGGGTAAGGGTGACATTCGTACGGTTAGCGACTATGAAACCGCTACGGCACTTGTGGTTGTTGACAAAAACTTCTCCGAAACACTCACCAGTAACAGTAAATATATTTGCTTGGCATCAAGTTCTGGTGCTGCCGCTGGTGACAGCGTAAACGTTGGTACGGTTGGTGTTGAGTTGGAAGATACCACCGCTATGAAGATTAATGTTGGAGCTTGCCTTGCTGGTGTGGAACCGGGGCCGTTCGTTGTTCGGGAGATTTACCCGAAAGACTTGATGGCAAGGGTTTTAATCCGCAAGCACTTGTATAATGGTGACTTAGCAATAACCACCTAGTAGTAACTTAGTAGCAAACATATAGCACAAACCTTTTAACCGTAAACCCTTCAGGGGTTTATTTTTTTATTTTGTTTTTTAGAAAACGAGGTGAATATTAATGCAAATTAGTTCAAATTGGGCTGAACTTTTACTTCCGGGTTTAAGAAAAATCTACGACAAACAAATGGACAAGAAGAAAGACTACATTCCCGTGCTGTTCAACGTGGACACCTCTAACTCTGCACAGGAATTTACCTTGGGCGTAGGAGCAATGGGGTTGATGCAGGAATGGAATAGTGCCGGTGGGCAGGTTTACTACGAAGATTACGCAAAAGGCTACAAAACCACCTATACCCATAAGAAATACGGGTTAGGCTTGCAGATTGAAAAGGAACTCTTGGAAGATGACAAGTATTCCGAAATTAAGAAACGTGTCCGGGCGTTAGCAGATTCGGTTTGGAATACAAGGCAGTATTACGCTGCCGATTATTTCAATAACGCTTTTAACGCCACCTATGCCGGGGCTGATACTTATGCTCTCTGTTCCGCTTCGCATACTAAAAGCCCCACAGATGCCACAACTTGGAGCAATTATTCAACTGCTTACGAACTAGATGCCGACAACGTGGAAATCGTAAGAAACGCTATGCTGGCGTGGACGGATGACAAGGGTAACTACCTGCAAATTGATACTGATAACCTTGCGCTCTTGGTTCCTCCGGGGTTAAGAAAGGCTGCGTTAGTTATTGCGGATTCTGGTGGTGAACCGGATACCGCCGATAACAACGTGAACATCTGGAAGGGTGCCATCAAGGTTATTGAGTGGACACGATTAACAGACAGCAACGCATGGTTCATGATCGACCTGACAAGAGCGAAGAAACTCTTGAACTGGTTTGACCGCAAGAAAGCCGCCATTGAAGGGCCGGATGTTGACTTCGATACTGAAGCTGCGAAGTATAAAGTGACTTCCCGTTTCAGTTTCGGGCATGACGATCCTTCGTTTATTTATGGTTGCAACCCTAGCTAGTTAAACAAAATGGATCGAGCCTAAATGTGGTTCGTGGAGAAGGAGGGGTTTGTTCCTCTCCTTCTTGCTATTTTGAAAGAAGGTGAATTTATTGAGCAAGAACAGCAACAGGCATTTCCAGAGAAAGTTTTCCTATTTTGGCGAGGATGCTACAGGTGGTGGGCATACCGTTGTTATGTACGGTGATTCCACGGGTTATTACGCTAAATGGGGCAGTTCCGACAATAAGTTTGAAATTGTTGGTAGTGCATCCCAAACCGGTGATTTTGACCTTAACGGCAACTTGACGGTTGCGGAAACTATTACAGGTTCTAGTAATGCTACGGTAGCAGGAACACTTGGAGTTACCAAAACAATTACTGCTTCAAGTGCTTTAATTATACCGTTACAAACTGGCACAAGCAGTGCACTAAACCTCCCTAACCACGGCATTAGCGTAGTGGGTGCAACCAGTTCTGGTGTAAGGATGCATGTTTTAGCCGCACCCGTAGCTGGTGTTATTAAGGCTATAACTTGTATTGATTTGGGCACTACTGCAACTGATTACGCAAAAGTTTGGACGGGGAGCACGTATGTATTCTTCGGAACTAGCGACAATCAGATTAGCTATGGTGATATTAACTTAAGTTCCCTGTTAATTGGTATTTCAGCCACACGATGGGGTATTATTGCCAACGGTGGCACATTAGGAACCTACACAACCTAGATTATTGGGGAGTTAAACACTCCCCTCTTTTTATTCCTAAAAACAAATTAAAAAATATGGGGGTATTAATTTATTCATGGTTACAAGCGAAGAACGCAAAGAGCAAGTGCAGCAAGCGGTAAAACAGGCCATTCAGCAACCGAAGAAAAGAACAAAGGTGGCTATTGTAGGGTTTGCAGCACATCGGGATCAAGCACCGTTTAACGATCCTTCTTACGAAATTTGGGGGTTGAATGAACTTTACATGTACATTCCCCGTTATGATCGGTGGTTTGAACTGCATGATCTCAATAACCCGGTGGCAGGGCAGAGAAATCCCGGCAAACACAGGGAATGGCTAAGAAACGCAAGCGTCCCTATTTATATGCAAGAACAGTATGAGGATATTCCGAACGCTGTTGTTTACCCGAAGGATGAAATAATTGAACATTTTCAAACAAAGTATTTTACTAATTCCATTAGCTGGATGATTGCACTTGCTATTAAGGAAGGGTTTACAACTATTGATTTATATGGCGTTGACATGGCACAAGATGAAGAACATAAAGCCCAACGCCCATCCGTGGAATACTTTGTAGGGCTTGCCAGGGGTATGGGTATTAACGTGAGAATCCCTATGGAGAGTGACTTAACCAATACTGCTAAACTTTATGCTTTCGACAAAGATACCGGTATTCGTGTAAAGCTCAAAGCAAGAATTAAGGAACTGGAACAGCGTATAACACAATACCAAGCACAGGTAAACCAACTTAACACAGCAATTAATAACCTTAATGGGGCCAAGCAGGATTGTGAGTATTGGCTGAATGTTTGGGCTTAACTGTTAGGGTTTTATTTATGTTTCGGGAAAGAGGTGGTTAGTTAGATGACAACTATTCATACAAAAGATGGCAGAGTAGTGGACAACGACAATGGATTGCCTACTCAGCTAACGGGCAGCAACATGGATTTACGCGGCAAGGCAGCAGACAAACCGCTGGCAACTGCTGTAACGATAGGAGCAACATATTGGAGCGTTGACACGGACCCTGGAGCATTAGTAATCGAAGTATCAGATGGCACTAATTGGGTGGTGATGTAATGGATCCGGTAACACTATCCTTAGCTAAAAAATATACAGATAATGCACTTGCGGATTCCATGGTCGCTAAAATCTACGGAGTTAGCTGGGATAAAGGTGAATTGCCCGCACTTACCCGTATTAAAGATTCGGTAGGCATGACTGCCGCCGCAGGTACAGATAGCGCGGTAGAGGATAACGATTTTGACAACGCTCAAATATATCGTGAGATAGGGCAGGTTACGGACACCTTAGGAAATGTGTTTTTGCGCATACCTAAATTTTACATTCGCAAGACCGATTTGACTAACTATAAGAGCATTGAGGTGTCAAAATACCAGTACCCCGGCTTTTACTTGCCCTGGTGTTTTTGGGATTTTACTAACGACAAAGAATTATCCTATTTTGATTTCGGTAAGTACAAAGGTTCAAAGGCAAGCACAAAATTACAATCTGTACCTAATGTCTATCCTCTCATAAATAAGAACATAGTAGACGTTAGGACGGCTGCTGAGGCTAATAACGCTGGTGGTTTACTGGGGTACCAGCAGTTAGATATTCACGCTGTTGATGTACTCCGGTCGTTAATGTTCGTGGAGTTTGCTACACTAGACATTCAGTCGATTATGGCAGGATTTACTGTTGGCAGATATGTTGCTACTGACGTGGCTGTGGCAGACACAACCGGCACAAATACTATTATAGTGGCTAATACAGTTGGAGCAACTTATAAGGTAGGGCAGGGTATAGGCGTTGGCTCTGCGCTTGGCAATAATTCAATTTTCTATGGGCGTACAATCACGCAGATTCAATCGGACACGCCCGAAGACGGTCAAACAACTATAACCTTTGATGGAGCGGTTGCTACGATACCTACGAACAGTATATTGTATAATGTTGGCTGGAAAAACGGATTCAGCGCTGGTATTGCATCTTCCAGCGGCAGTTTGACAAGCAACTCTACTGGTTTATATCCGTGTCAATGGCGTGGAATCGAGTCTCCTTATGGTGATGTATGGCAGTTTGTTGACGGCATAAATATTAACGAGCGCCAAACTTGGGTATGCAAAAATGCTGATGATTATATTAGTAATGTGTTCGCTAGCCCGTACGAGCAACTAGTCTATGTAAACGGCGCCACCGATGGATACGCAAAAGCAATGGGATGGGACAGCAACCTCCCCTTCGCGGAGTTTCCAGTAGATGTTGACCCCAGTTTAAAGTATTACAAAGATTATTATTATCAAGCTGCTGGGGAAAAAATTGCCCGTGTGGGTGGTGGCTGGAATAGCGGGTCGTTTGCAGGGATTTCTTATTGGGCTCTGGTCGAGTCTTCCGCGAATGCGCATCCGGTTATTGGCGGGCGGCTGGTGAGGAAAGCATTATGATAACAAAATGTATCCAAAGGGGGACTGTATAATGCAAAAATACGGAATTATACAAGAAGGGAATTTGATATTAAACGAAAATTGCCAAGAAGGATACAAACCTGTAGTATTTGCGGAAATACCGGATAACTTTGACCAACTGACACAGGCAATATTCCAGGCCATGCCCATTGACCAGGGCGATTATATAGACTTGGGCATTGAGATCGTAGAACTGCCGCCACAAGAGGATGGCGGTTTTGATATGTAACCACATGGAGGATGTCGTTCAACTAACTTCGGAAAAGCGTATGCTGAATAAGAAATTGATTATTTAACCCTTAGAACTTCCGAGAAAGGAGGTTTTTTTTTGGCCTTTACAATTTCTGACATACAAACAAAAGTAGTTTCGATGATTAACGAGAAACCTTCCGATACCGACATTGTGGTTTGGGTTAACGAAGCGGTGGCGTTAACCGATTCAAGGGCATGGCAAACCGAGAAATACACTACTTTTTACGACATAACTGCCGACAAACCCTATACTCTACCTAGCGACTTCGTTAATACGCTTCGTGTTGTTTCTATTGATCCTTTGCTTACAACCGCACAAGCAACTTTTGAAGCAGGTACATCCGAAATAACTCAATCCCCTACTTCGGACACAGCAACACTCTCGCAATCAACAGAGTTTGTGCATCACGGTTATTATAGCGCCAAACTGCTTAATAATGCCGGTACTACTGACCAAACTATGTACATTGACACTTCTTCCACGCAAGCAACCATAGCGGTTGATTCGCTTTATGCTTTTTCCGCTAAAGTGATGAGCAATTCTGCAATAGGTAGCTGGCGAGTGGGCGTAGTTTGGTGTGATACCGATGGTACTGCTATGCACGAAGTTAATTCGGATCTAGAGAGTGCCACAACTAGCGAAACCTGCTTACGAGTGGTTTCGGTTTCACCTTCCACAGCTTATTATGCTTACGGCAAAAGTGGAGTTGCAGGGTGCCGACACCAACCAAGCATTATACGCTGATGGCCTTTGCCTTTATTCGGTTATTTCCGAGAGCGAGGATGAATATGCCGATTACCGTATAAGGAGGGGAAAAATTTCATTCGATGACGATGACAGTTATGAGATGTGTTACTTGGCTTACCCTGCCATTCTTACTGCTACTTCAGACGAAATTGCTCTACACGATGCTTTCCAGTTCCCTATTGTGAAAATGGTTTGTGCTAGGCAGAAGGGCAAAATGGAGTGGGATGGAGAGCAGAACCAAAACAATATGTGGAGGGCAGAGTTTCTCGATGACATGAACCGGGTGCTGAGCACGTTGGAGTTAAATAACGCATCCTTCAGACAGGAATTTGTTTGGTAGAAAGTGAGGTGGTTCTTTAGATGCCCGAATTTAGAATAAGGGATTTCAGCGGTGGCATGATCGACAAAATAGAGGATCACCTTTTGCCCGAAAATGCTTCTCCCGATCTAAGCAACATGATTGCCACGGAGTTTGGATCTATAAAGAAACGTCCGGGGCAAGCACTTCTTAATTCTTCCGACACACCTTTGGGTAGTGCCGTTCTAGGGCTACACGCTTTTTATTCCACTAACGGTAATCGTTATATTGTGGCTGCTGCTAATGGTTCCGTAAGCTATTGGGACACAGCCACAACTGCCTTTGTGGAAATAAAAGGTAGCCTTAGTTCTACTGCGGATTACTATTTTACTGTTTGCCACACCACGCTAGGCAAGGATACTATTGTAGTGGCTAACGGCACAAACGCACCTTTTATGTGGGATGGCACTACAGATGCAGTATTTAGTTCTGCTGATTGCCCAGGTGACGGGTTGTTCCCTACTTACCACAAGGACAAGTTGTTTATGGTTTCCAACGCTGACCCTTCAACAATACTTTGGAGTGAAGAATTTGCGGTTGACACCTGGACAGCAACAAACACTTGGAAGGTTAAAGATGGTGATGGTGATGTAATTACTGCCTTGGTGCCGTTCTTGGGTGAGTTGGTTGTATTCAAACGCTATTCTATTCACTCATTAAGAGGTAACAATATAACCGATTTCAGGCTTGACGAAATAGTTCCCGACAAAGGAGCGGTTGTGCAAAAGGCTATTACGAGAAAAGGTAATTGCCTTTACTTTGTAGCTGATGATGGCCTATACGCTTACAACGGCTTAAGGGTGGTAAACATTATTCAGGATGCTTTGCCCAACCTTTGGGCAACTGTTAATAAGCAGTATTTAAGCGGTTCAGCGGTAGGAACGTGGGACAAATACGTTTGGTTTTCGTTACCGGAAACCACTTCTGTTTACAATAATATGGTTTTACTTTACGAAACTCCTGCCAATGGTGCTATTGGTGGTAAATGGTGGGTGTTAAGAGGAATAACCGCTTCCCATTTCCTACAGTTTAACAACGGAACGGAACTTGTTTTCTATGCCGGGGACGCCACGACTAACGGTTATATTGTTCAACAATGGACAACTAATGTAGATGACTACGGTACAAATATTGATGCTTATTGGTACGGCAAAGTGTTTGATGTAAATTACCCTGACCGGAAGAAAAAGTTTGGTAGGGTTTTTACTATTGATGACCCAACTACTGCAACTTTGGATGTAACCCTGCAAGCTAAACTGGATTACAATTCAACACCAACAACCCTAACTGAACAAACAACCGATGACGTTATGATTAGAAGTTTCGTGTTCCCTTCTTCTGAAAACACAGGAAGGTACATGCAACCGAAAGTAACTCATTCCTCTTCACTTGGTTGTGAGTTGAGAGGGTTAACATTTCAGTACAAAACCCAAGTGGTGCCGAGGTAGAAAGGGGAGTGGGTTAAGTGAGCGATCAGGATTTTAGGCAACTTCCCTTTCGGGTGGGGGTATTAACTGGTGATGATTTTATATTAGCGGTGGATAGGAATTTTAAGGACATTGAACAGCAATTCAGTGTGTTGCAGAATGCTGTAGCCACTAAAACAGTTGGCGGTATGGTGGATGCTATTGATGGTTTCGGTGATGGTTCTGATGGTGATTTTAACAGTACAGGTGATGTTACTTTAACGGTTGATGTTGAAGACACCACAAGCGTAGTTAAGCAGTATTCTTCTTTTAAGTTAAACGCAGGGCATACGCTTTCGGTGGACAAGAGATGCCGAGGGGTTATTATTTATGTTCGTGGTAATGCTGAAATTGCCGGGACTATTGATTTAAACGGAAAGTCCGCAAAAATTTCCAAAAACCTTACAGTACAAAGGTTGCTTTATGTTCCGTTAGGTACAATTATTTTGGAAATACCTGCCGGAGGTGCCGGGGGTAACGGGGGCAACGGTGGTGCCGGTGGAGATGGCAACGTACCTAATGGCAATGGGGGTGCAGCCGGGAATGGCACAAGCGGAACCGTAGGACTTTGGTTTGGTGGTGGTTGGGGCGGTGCTGCGGGAGCAGGAGGGGGCGGTGGTTGTGGT